GTGCTCTCTGCTCACGATGGAACATCCACAGAAACAAGTCTGTTAACCGCGTCCCCAGTCAGTTTGTCAACTGGTGCTCCTCCTCGGGACTTGGTCGCCCCTTTCTTGTCAACATACGTCCATTTGTCAAGCCAGAGAATGCAAGATTCACTGACCCGTTGATACACATCGATAAGTTCATCGTAGTGCATATGGTATACGTCTCCGAGGAAGCCCTGGAAGCTTTCGAGATCGAGCGGTTCAACCTTGTCGATCTTCTCGTGGATGTATTCCACCCCTTTGTGGCCAACCTCACGATTGGTTTGAACGTCCACATAGGGGTTTGTGCTCATGGTGGAAGCTGCTTCACGCAGCAGAGATGCTAACCCAGGCGCGTACCTGTGTTCATACGCGGCTGACAAGTACTTGCCTGCCATGTAGTCTCGATCATTGACGGCCGTATTCATATTAGAACGGACGTTCAACTTTGCGAGGACGCGCCCAAATTGGGGGACGCCACGAGTACCTTGTTTTCCCCGAACATACCTCTTCCTGTAAAAAGTGGCATGCTCCCGACTCTGTGGGATGGCAGGCTCAGGTGTCATTCCAGCAGCTGGAACCTTCACCTTCAACGCCTTCACAAACTCATCCTTCGAATCGGGTGGGACAATTCCTAAGTAATCGTCGCCGCCATGAATGTTCGTGCTCTCCTTTATCCCCGCTTCCTCCAAGGAAGCAAGGATGAGAGCCATGCCAACATAGCTGTTGGTCGTTGTGGTATCAGTTACACCTGACCACATCTGACCCACAACAGTCGCGGCTACCCCATAACGGGTCCAGACGCGAACACTTGTGTTCTTGGCAAACTCACGCACAAACCACAATGGCGCTCCCAACTTGCGGTAGAACATCGCCTCATACTTGCGAAATTCTACACTCTGAGAACCGTCGTTATTCTTCATGTCATTCTCAACGGTTTCTCCTGGGCTACTCTCAATGAGGTCCCCCAACTCCTCGTTCCCCATACCAGCGGCAAAAATAACACGATTGCCGCGATTGACTGGGTTAGCGAGGGAAAAGGTTTCCTTCATGCGCTTGGCCAGCTCCATAACCACCACCCCGCTCAATAGGTTGTACATGTCTGTACCTTGATACACAACCCGCGGTTGAGCCCCATGATCCTTGAGAAGGACTTCTGCCTTCGCGAACACATGTTTGGTATCTCCATCCCAGTTCAGCTGATGCTGCTTCAGCGCCTCCAAGAGCCTCGATGCCTTAGATGGAGAATAGCGACTCACAAACTGAGTCACCATATTTTCGCTAACGCGTATCTCAGGATACGCGTTAAACTTGTCCATGAGAAGGGCGTGGCCAGCCTTGAATACCTCCATATCGGGGGCACTCGGCTTATAATCGCACCTCTTCTTCATTGCATGCATCGTAGCCCCAGCGTCATTCTTTGGCACTGTGATGGGCACTCCCTCAAGAACTGAGCCTTTGACAATGCCAT